CTAAAATTCTCAAGTTTTGCCCTAGTGGTTTAAATTCGGGAGCTACGGTCGGTGAAAACTGCAAACGAAAGTATGTGTTAAACCTCCTTTGCTGTAGCGATTCGGAGCCACAACAACGTGGTCGGAACTTCTACTAGGGCAAAAGCTTTACCAGGTGCAACTTGAAACAGCTTCTTCACCGAAAGGTGCCTACAAGATAGGAAGTGAGTACCCCTCCTTTGGGGAGCTGGACTAGAGGGTCACAAATCCGTGGCTGGGGAAACACTTGGTAATAACTCGATTCTGGCGCCGCTCTGTCCCTTTTCCTCAGGAGCTGGCAGCCGGAGTCAGCGTGGGTAGTCTATTCTTCGCTACCCACGCAAGATCTAAGGGACCTTTAGGGTTTCTTGGTAGGCAAGTAAGTACTAAATCCGGATGTTGATCCGGTGGAGGGCTTAGGAGCCGTATACAGGAGTTACAAGTCCAGTTTCTGTACTGCAACTCTTCGTGACAGTAATAACATTGGCATGTTGCCGGGTTTTCATCTCCCCGGTTCGTGTTATCTTGTGGAGAAAAGGTAGTGGGTCTGTTGAAAGCCCACTACCTTTTCTAGTTCTAACGAGAAAGAGCCTCCGGTTTCCCGGAGGCTCTTTCCTTTCTAGGGGGTGTCTCTGCGGAGTGAGTCACCCATCTAGATTGATGTCCGGGTGGTAGGGAGCGACCAGCAACCCACCACCCGGACGGTCCGAGCCTGGCTAGGCGGTATTCCGAGGATGGATACGGAAGTACCACCAGGCACGGACGACCTAAGTCACATCCAGCCGTTCACCCGTTCGTGGCAGACGTGGGACGTCTTCGCTGCACGATGCTCCGCGAGATCGTCTGCGTTGGCGATCGGTCGATAGAGGTTGCATTCCACGCACCACATGACCGGCGACGGTCCCACGAGGCTCAGTAGGAACTTGTCCCTAGGCGGTTGGTAGTAGTGCGGTTGGTCAGGCTTCGGATGCATGTGGCGTGCGCTCCCTGTCGTTCTCCCCGGAGAGATCGTCCCCCCTGCGACGTGGACACGAAATGGCCTGTTCGGACCAGAAAGGACCGCCCAGGTGCGAGACTGACTACATGCGACGTCGACTGATCCAGCTCCGGGAAGATGCGGGGATCACTCGTGAGGATCTAGCCCACAGGCTCAACAAGAGCGTGCGAGCTGTAGCCCGCTGGGAGACAGGGGAGCGGACACCGCTCATGCCTCAACGCCTGTCACTGGCGAGGGAGCTGGGATGCTCGCTAGCGCTCGTGAACGTCGCTCTGGCCGATGACGACGACGCACCGAACCCTCACGTCGTACGCAAGACGCATCGGCTGTTCGCATCCCTAGAGCAAGGGGCGACAGCCCTGCACACGTACCAGCCTGTTTCGCTACCGGGCTTGTTGCAGACTCCCGCCTACGCCACCCAGGTGGAGAGCGTGTGGCCTGTCGACGCTTCCACGGAGGACATCGCTCGACGTGTAGCGCTACGCCTGGCACGTCAGAAGGTGCTCGACCGACTCCGTCTGTTCGCTCTCATAGATGCCTCTGTGCTCACCAGAGACACCGGAGGACCGGAGGTGATGGCTAGCCAGCTCGACCACCTACGCAAGCTCTGTGAGCGTCCCAACGTCTCCGTACGGGTGGTACCGCTCGACCAGCGGGCGCACGCTGCAGGAGCAGGCTCGTTCACACTGTTCACCGGAGAGGACGAAGACGCTCCCTACGTGGTCGCCACGGAGAATCTAGGAGGACCGTCGTACCACGAGGACCCTAGGCTGTGTGATGCCTACGAGAGCCTGTTCTCGTCACTCTGGAGGGAGAGCCATGATCTGGAGAAAATCGAGCTATAGCTCATCAAATGGCACCTGCGTAGAGGTGGCCGACCTACCGGACGGCGGCCGTGCCGTGCGCGACAGCAAGGACCCTGCAGGCCCTGTGCTGACCTTCACGGAGGCCGAGTGGACTGCGTTTACTGCTGGGGTAGCTGCTGGGGAGTTCGGCTAGCTATCTGCCCTGGTCAGGCTAGGTGTGGGTATGTGGCACTTGAAGACCTGAGGACCACATTCCTACACTCAGCGCATGGCCACCACCAAGCGTGCCGGAATCCTCGCCCGTATCTCGCTCGACCCCGATGGTGAGGCCGAGTCACCAGACCAGCAGCTCGCAGACGGCAGGGACCTTGCCCAACAGCGGAGCGCTGAAGTCGTAGCGACCTACGTAGAACGTGACGTCTCTGGCTACAAGCAACGTGAGCGGCCGGAGTACGACCGTCTCATCGCAGACATGCGAGCCGGGAAGCTTGACGTAGTCATCGTGTGGGCAATCGACCGACTCACCCGTCAAGGCGTCGTCGGTATCGCCAAGTTCCTTCAGGTGATGGATGAGACTGGGGTTGCACTCATCTCCGTGACGCAACCTTTCCTAGACACCACTACGGCCCTAGGTCGGGGTGTCCTAGGTCTGATCGCATCGTTGGCACAAGCTGAGTCTGAGAACACCAGCACCAGACTTAAGAGATCACATCGCTTCTCCGCACAAGCGGGTAAGCCGCACAGTGGAGGAAGCCGGCATTTCGGGTATCGGCAAACGGTGCGAGGTGTCACCCTTCCTGACGCTGAGGGAGAGCCTGGCACGATCGTAGAGAGCGAAGAGGCCGCTATCCATGAAGCCATAGAGCGAGTCAAGGAAGGGCAGTCGTTGCGTTCTATTGCTCGTGACTTCAACACCCGTGACATCAAAACCCCGATGGCAGGTCAGCAGCGCAAAAGGAAGGGCAAGCCCTACATCTGTTCCGGTGATTGGTCCGCACGCTCTCTAAGCCAGATGCTCCGCAGTCCTCGCATAGCCGCTATCAATGAACGTGAAGGTGAGAGGTATGCAGGAACCTGGGAGCCGATCATTTCTGAGACTGAGCATGACGAGATCGTGCAGCTCCTCACCACTACAACCCCTAGCGCACGTCGTGGTAAGCGTCATCTTCTGACCGGTCTAGTCCGGTGCGGCAACTGCGGTGGAGCGATGGCAACATCGTTCTACAAGAAGAACGGAGTGGACTACCCCCGATACGCCTGTGTCAAAGATCCAGGCAACGACCGTTGCGGCAAGGTCGCTGTAGTGATGTCCAAGGCCGATGAGTACATCACGGATCAGCTATTGCGCTTCCTGTCCGTCGCCCAGCTCCGACCGTTGGAGGGGGACGACAACGAGAGCGAGCTACAAGACCAGCTCATAGAGGCTCAGGGTGCCATGTCGGAACTTGTCCGAGAGCGCTTCGTGCTCCGCACCCTGACCCCTGCCCACTTCGAAGGTGCCCGGGGAGAGCTGCAGGCGCAGATAGACGCCCTGGATCGCCGTATGGAGGCTCTGAAGCGTGCCAAGGCCGACAGGACCGCGACGCTCCCCCTGGGCGACCTGGGCGCACTCAGGGCGTGGTGGGAAGGTGCGTCCGGCGAAGAGCGTCGAGCTGCTGTCCGGTGGGCAGTTAGGGACGTCGAGGTATTCAGCGTGGGCAGGCGTGGGCAGTTCAGCTCTGACCGCATGGGCTACATGCTCAATTGGTCCGTGCTCATGCTGTCCGCAGACAAGGCAGGCGAGCTAACGCCAGAGGCCGAGGCCGAGTACATCGCTCAGAACCTGGCAGCTCAGACCGAAGAGTCTTCGTAGCGCCGGTTCTGGTATAGGAGCGGCTGCACGGGGGACAACGCCGGCCCCCTTGACAACCGACTACCTACTTAGGCGACTCCTCTCTCTGCGAATTGTTCCTCTATCGTCTTAGTGCCTCCATTACCCCAATCTGCGAACTGGCCTTCGTGTGATTTGATGACGTTCTCAATCTCCTCCCAATCGGCATCGCTTCTAGCGTGCTCTAAATCGAATTCTAACGAAACCGTCGTACCCCTACTGTCGCACTCACAGCCCACCAGGCGATTCAGTGCCACTGATAGGGCCTCTGCCTGCGCAGTAGACGGAGTGGTGAATAGATGTAGCTTCATTACCATTTGCTTCTCCCTTATGTTGTGCCTCGTTCCCTAAATTACACCACAGTAGTTCTGTCCCGATCAAGAGAAGCTAGCGATAAGTACGGAGCGTAGGGACTCTAAGATTCCCTGAGATTTATTGCCTCAAACTGTTGTGAAACTACACCGATGTTGTTATACTAGGTGTTGCCCGGATTGGTCCCCTGGCAATCGTTCAGATACGGTTTCTTTCAGTGCATCGTCCGTCTCCTTCATGGGGGCGGACGATTTCCATTTATACGGATAGAAATAGTGACAGTCACTGTCAAAGAAACTAGAATCTAACGGTGTTCACTATGAGGAAGTTAGTGCTTATTCTGATATACTGTGGGTTGGAAATATTCTCTATACGTAGGAGGATATGTAGCTGACAAGGACCCTATATGAACACCATGCTTGCGAGCGATAGCTCTCTTATTACACCAGGCGAATACGCCACCTTCGAAACAGCGCAGTTCTACTATCGAGGCAGGGTGAAGGCAGTAGCACCCCATGCTGTACGACTAGTAGTAGACGGACGCTCAGTCAACTACGACATCAGCGAACCTAAGTTTGTAGCGTACGCATCACCTCCGGACATGATCCTGAGCTGGGCCATGGTCAAGCTGGTTGTTATCCATGCCGAAGGCGTTGGGCAGTGAGTCTCCCTGAATCTCAATGGGGTAGACCCGAGCCGGTAGCAGGGAGCGCTTCCGCTAGAAGGTCTGCTCCTCCCACGCCTGCAGCATCCCGGGTCTTAGAATTCCAAGATCTATCCTCGGTACCTCCGTCAACCCTGAATTGGTTGATAGAAGGCTGGCAGCTAACCAGCGGGCACGGCGTAGTCGGTGGACCTGAGAAGGCGTGCAAGACGTGGTTCTTGCTCATGAAGGCGATTGCTGTTGCCTCTGGCAAGCCGTTCCTAGGAGAGTTCGCCGTCCCTACCCGTCGCAAGGTGCTCTACATCTCCGGGGAAGGTGGCCTAGATCTGATCCGGGATCGTGCAGCCCATGCCTGCCGGATGTACGGCATCTCCCTGGCAGACCTAGACGATTGGCTGTACGTGACTGACCAGATTGCGCCGGTCACCTCCGGAGCCTTCAAAGACGGCCTCAGAGCCGCTGTAGCCGCTCATGATCCCGGTCTGGTCATCGTGGACCCTGCGTACGTGTACCTACCAGCAGCGGGCAACGCAGGGGACGTCTTCACCATGGGTGGCCTACTAGCCAACCTGGCTGATGTCGTGGGAGAGCGTGCGCTCGACGTAGCTCACCACTTCCGCAAGATGGACCCTGGTGCTGAGCCTGGCCTTACGGATCTATCTCAAGCCGGCTTCCGTGAGTGGGCAGGCCATTGGGTGCTGCTCTGGCACAACGAGGACCCCGACCCTGAGACAGGGTCATTCAGGCTGGGCGTGAAGGTCGGGAGTCGTAGAGGGTTCGGCCGCACGCGAGGGTTGAACGTCGAGCTGGGCGCCTTCAATGAACTGACCCTGCAACACGAAGGCATCCCATCGTGGGAAGTCGTCAAGCTTGAGAAGGGCAGTAACGCTGATGAGAAGAAGTTCTTAGAGGCAATCAAAGCAGGCCCTGCAGGTTCGAACAAGATCAAAGAGCGAACAGGGTTCGGAGCAGGCAAGGTTGGCAAGCTCAGTAAGAGTTGTGAAGCGTCCGGGTATCTGACTATTGAGACAGACGGACAGCGAAAATTACACACCATTACGGTGCTCGGATTGCACCTAATCACCCCTGATAAGCCCTGGGAGCAGGGTGACTACTAGCGGAGCACCAGTTAGGCCCTTTTAGGGGTAAAAGCCCAGGTCAGAGCCACTGCTCCGGCCGGAGCAGTTAGCCGGAGCAGCACTACCACCACTGCTCCGCTCCTATAGGAGCAGTAGTGGTGGAGCACTAGTAGTAATGAACGAACAAAGAGGAGACATCAAATGCGAATCTACAGGCTATACCCCTCGGCTTTCGGGGGAGTCACGAACAAGTCAATTGCCTATCAAGGGCAGTACTTTGACGTTGTAGCTAGCAGTATCAAACAAGCGTACTGGGCAGCCAACAACCGACAGTGGACAGATGACCCAATGGCAAAGCCGGGCCTAGTCCAGGTCTACGACCGTGACCGGGGATACACAGTTCTCGGTTCGTTTGTCGGACACAACGGAGGGATTGATCTTAAGCACAGTGATGGTGTCCGCAAGGTTCAGGCTGCGGTCAAGGCGTACCTAGCACGACTAGCTGCGGTACGTGCCAACGGTGGATAAGTCCGAAGCGGAGCTAGAGCAACTAGAAGCGGAAGTAGCAGCGGACTGGGATGCCTTGTACAGCGCAGCCACTCCGGAGCCTGTGGGAGGCCCTGTAGCCCCGCCTCCGGGCAAGCCAGTGGTACGGCACATCGACGGTCTGCCCTGGGTGCAGGCAGACGCCGTAGGCGAGCTGGGCGACGACGGGGCTGCGTGGGGTGACGTCGAGGGCGTCGAGCTGGACACGGCTCCCGTCCGAACGTCTGCGCCTAAGCCTCGCGTCGTGGTCACGGACCCTGCCCTGTACCCGGCAGCGCTGGCGAGCCTCAGACGCTTCTGTAAGGAGCGTGCCGAAGCCAAGGAGTGGACAGCTCCCCGCTCGGTAGACCCCTCGGTCGTGCAGCGGGACAACGTTAAGCGGCGTGGCAATTACGCACGTAAGCCCGACGTCATTACGTCAGAGATCTTAAGGGAACGTGCGAAGAACGCCCATCTTCTCTATCCGCCGCTCTGAGAAGTAGCGGGTATTTACCTGGGCATTCATAGCTCAGTGCGTTTCTAAGCGACGCAAACCCAACCAGCACACCAACTACCCACATACCAGTACGGAGGCATACAGCCAGCCATGTCAGCAATCCTAAGCGATAAGGACAACCAAATGTTCAATAAACAATTTAACAAAGAGTCATTTATTCCCTTTACGCCTGAACCTAAGCGCAGACGTGTACGCCCTACCCTCCGCCGTGAGGGGGAGCTGTCCTGTCACGCCTGTGGTATAGCACTGGGCAAGGGCTATGGACCTACACCTGTGTATGAGTCAGGTCAGCTCAGTTGTGTGCAATGTCTCCTACTTAAGCGACGTAAGCATGAGCTACAACCACACACTCCACCACACACCACACATACCTAGTGCACACATGCACACTCACACACCATACGTAACACACTCGACATGAGTCCATTCAGTCTCATGAACATCTTAATCAGAGCTGTTGATGTGTTAGTTCATCGTGACGTTATCCTCTTGCTTATCACCATTGTCCTGCTGTTGGCATGGGCTGGATGCCTGGTGGCAGGCGTCGTGAAGGTGCTAAAGGCTTAAAGCCTAAGTCGGGGCGGCAGGCTGGGTTGACTTTAAGTCAAGCGAGGTGGGTCGGCCCGTAGCGATTCTTTTAAGGGACGGAGCGTAGGGGCCGCAACACTCTTCAACCCGACGTGCGGGAGGATGAATCAGCCCAGCTCTTAATCTCTCTGGACAGGACCTTTAATGATAAGCCCTAAGGTCTTAAAGAGTAAATCAATACCTGGCTCCCGGCCCTCTGACCAGGACTTCCTTGGATTTCCGGCTCCGACCGGGAAGTTTCACGCCGGACGGCGAAAGATGTAAAGGCTATGCGCCAATGTACAGACTGCCCAGCCGAGATCGCTGGTCACGCCAACCGAAAGCGTTGTGACGCCTGCGCTGGCGAGGCTCGGTTAGAGTCAAAGCGTCGGTCTGACAGGGCCAAATACGGTCTTGAGCAGGCTGCAACGATGGAGAGCGCCCGGCTAAAGAATGAGGCCGCTCGTGCCAGGCAGGCCGCTCGACGTGCTCGCTACGGTTCAAACGATAAGTAGTGACGGATTTCACACTTATTAACAATAATTGACGCCTATTATCGGTGGAGAACGGGTCCTTTGCTGGTATACTGTTCTATAGCTAACTGAAGGAAAGGTCTTCGGACCTAATCTCAGTCCTCCGGGGTTTCGTCACCCCGGAGAACAATGTTAACCTAGAAGTCGTCTTAAAGATCTCCGGGCATCCCCGGAGGTGACGGATAGGTTAAAGCGCAGGGAAGATCAGACCACTGACCCTGATTTGACCTGCGCAAGAATTAACAATAACACCCGTAGCTAAGTCTCTTGCAACCTCAGTGCCCCTGTAAAAGTAAGCATCTAGGCCGGAAACGCAGAGTATTGATGGAAGGCACACCCTTCCTCCTCTAGTCGCAAGACGTCGTCCGAGGTATGAGCCAACGCTCCCTTGTAGATCGACGTACTTAATGAAAAACACCCTCGTTACCCGCAACTTCACCCCTGACTTCGAAGTCCGCTCTAGCAGTAGGACTATCGCCGGTCTGGCCGTCCCGTTCGGAACTATTACTGATCTAGGACACGAGCGTGAGTTCTTCGTCCGAGGCTCGTTCGCCAGAACCATTGCAGAACGTGGCGTCGGCTACGTGAAGCTCCTTGCCCAGCACGGCGCAGGTGGAGGCTTTGCCATCGGTAAGGCCACTGTCCTGCGTGAAGACGCTGCAGGGCTGTATGCGGAGTTCGCAGTAGCGAATACACGTGACGGAACTGAAGCGCTTGAGCTAGCCAGCTCTGGCGTGGTCGATGGCTTAAGTGTGGGCTTTGTGGTGGTCCGTGACGACTACCCGGAGCACGATCTCAGAGCAATCCACGAGGCAAAATTGAGGGAGATTTCTCTTGTCAACTTTGCTCAGTATCCAGATGCAAAGGTGCTGTCCGTCAGGGCAGCAGAAGACATTCTTAACAACTTAGAAGGCGATACGGGTCTTCATCAAATCGAACTGGCAGAACGCCAGATGGAGACTCTTATCTAATGAGTAATGACAATCTAACCCTTCTTCGAAACGAGAAGAACAAGCACGCAGCCATCGCACGAGGAATCGTAGACCTGGCTAAGCAAGAAAACCGAGGCTTCACAGCTGATGAGCACCGTTCCTTTGACGCTGCTGTCGAAGAAGCCAAGGGCTACCAGGAAAGCATTGATGCGCTCGACGCCATCGACATCCGAGAGGAAGAGCGTGAGAACGTAGCTCGCACCCTCACCCCGAACGCCAACAGCAACACACGCATCAGCGTGGGAAGCGAACCAGCCACCTACGACGAACGTAGTGGGCACTCGTTCTTCACTGACCTTGTGCACGAGCGCACTGACCGTGGAGCTGCAGAACGCCTAAACCGTCACTACCAGGAAACCAGAGCAGTTGATACCGGTGACCTGGACGACGGAATCGTGACGCCTGCGTATCTTAGCGATCGTGTGGCCCACATTAAGCAGGCCGGTCTAGTGCTAGCTGAGCTAGCCACTGACATCCCGCTTCCTGAAAAGGGCATGACGGTTACGATCCCTAAGGGGACTCAGGCATCGAGCGTAAAGTCTCAGACCAGCGAGAACGAGAACATCGTCTCTCGTGACGTGCACGTAGAAGACCTAACCTTCGACGTTGTCACGCTGGCCGGTATGGTCGATCTATCGCTACAGGCTTCAGAGCGTGGTGTGCTAGTCGATGAACTGGTTATGGCTGACCTAGTCCGCTCACACAACGCAGAACTGGAATACCAGCTCTTTGCCGGTAGTGGTACAAACAACCAGCACAAGGGCTTACTTAACTCCCTAGTGCTATCCGTGACGTGTACCAGTACAGAGTTCCGTGGACAGAGAACAGCTATTCTTAACGCAGTAAACCAGGTAAATAACGGCCATTACGATTCGCCAACGGCAATTGTCGTAAGTCCCCGCAGATGGACTTATTGGCTTAAGTTCGAAGACGGACAGGGTAGACCACTAGTCAACACTGATTCCGCAGCTTTCAACCCTGGTGCTGTTGGTAAGGTCGGAGCTTCCGGGCCTGTCGGTAGCGTTGCCGGTGTCCCGGTGTATGCCAGTCCTTCAACTCCGATGACAGTCTCCGGGTTCTCTGCTGTTGGCGGTAACGAAGATATCATCACGGTAACCCGAGTTGAAGACCTTGTTATCGCTCGTAACCCTGTACTGAGAGTTGCCTATGATCAGCCGCTATCGGCATCGCTGGGCCGTCGCCTTGTGGCACGAAGCTACTCTGCGTGGACGGCAGAAAGATATTCTGCTGCAACGGTCATCATCCATGGAACGGGTCTAGCGAGTCCGTCCTTTGCCTAGGTTCTAAGTTAGTTTCCTACCCAGTCAGCTCCGTATCTGGCTGCTGGGTAGGTTAATCGTCACCTGCTCTTTCTTCGGTGCCAGGTGATCGGGTGCTCGTAGTATTACGGCTACGAGCACCCACCTAAAATTCTCAAGTTTTGCCCTAGTGGTTTAAATTCGGGAGCTACGGTCGGTGAAAACTGCAAACGAAAGTATGTGTTAAACCTCCTTTGCTGTAGCGATTCGGAGCCACAACAACGTGGTC